CGGGTCCAATCATGGTTGGATAATCCTGAATCAAGACTCCCAGTGAGCTGCACGGTATTTGTCGTGGAAGACTCCATGGAAGGTCCAGAGGGGATAGAGGCTAGCTGGAGATTTGCTAGTCATGCCCTTAGAAATGGAGCAGGTTGTGCTATACACCTATCCAAATTACGTCCAAAAGGACATGAGAATGGTAAGGGACTGACCGCTAGTGGTCCAGTATCCTTTGCTAGAATATACTCCGCTTTAAATGAAACACTACGCAGAGGCGGGGTCTATAAGAACGGTGCGATAGTGATACATTTGGACATAGACCATAAAGATATATTAGATTTTATTAACACACCCAGATCCGAACTACCTTGGGTCAAAAGGTGCGTTGATCTTACACCCGAGCAATGGTTAATTGCACCTAATAAAGTAAAAGAGGCACTAATTTATGGAATCAAATCAGGAGATATCTGGCTCAACAAAATCAAATACAACTCTGCAGGACAACGGATCTACGGGAATGTGTGTCTTGAGGTTTACCTGCCCTCACGAGGAACTTGCTTGCTCCAGCATGTCAATCTCGCAGCCTGTGATCCACGCGACTTACACAAAGCTTTTGCTCAAGGTATGTCCGAGTTGTGCGATCTCCATGGCCGAACAGGTGTTGGAGGGACTGGAGAGTACCTATCCCCGGATAAGGATAGGCAAGTCGGGCTCGGAATGCTTGGCTTATCCAACTTCCTCAGACGAGAAGGAGTAACTTATAAGGAGTTCGGAGAAGCTCTAGAATCAGTTAATGAGAAAGCACCATACCATGGTGAAGAGAAACCATATAGCATAGCTCTACGTCTTAGAGATGCTATAGAAGGTGCAGCATATATTGCTAGAAATAATCATATGGAAAGAGCTTTTTGTATAGCTCCTACCGCAAGCTGCTCTTATCGTAGCAAGGATGGCGATGGGTACACCGCTACTCCAGAAATAGCACCTCCAATAGCTCGCACTGTAGACAGAGACAGTGGAACCTTTGGAGTACAAACATATAACTATGGCGATGTTGAGATCGCCTCAGAGGTAGGTTGGGACGCATATAAGCGTGTCGCTGACCAACTAATAATAATGCTCAACAATACGGGACTTCTTCACGGCTACAGCTTTAACTCATGGAGTGATGTTGTAGAATACAATAGAGATTTTGTAGAAGAGTGGTTAATTTCACCCCAGACCTCCCTTTACTACAGCCTTCAAGTTATGGGCGACGTACAGGATAAGAGCGATGCGTATGCTGCATTAGATAAATCTGAAGTCGATGATTACTTGCAGGACATACTCGGAAATGCCGAGCCGTTAACCTGCGATTGCCAAGAATGAGAAAACATCCCTATCAAAAATTATTAGAAAGAAAAAGAACTTGGACACCAGTCCAACCCACCAAAGGAGTAT